CAAAGAAGAACCCTGTGTTTGCGATGAAGATTGTGTTTGCGAAGAGCCATGTGCTGATGATGCGTGTGTTTGTGATAAGCCAACACCAGAAATTATTGAAGCAGTTAGTGAATTTATTAACGATTCCATTATAGAAGAATTAAAAGTAATTGAAAAACCCAAAACAAAATCTTTTCCCCAAATGACTGCAACAGAAATCAACATATATCATAAGACTGGTATATTACCATTATTATAATTTATTTTTTCCGCAACGAGAGTATTTATTATAAAAATAAGTATAATAATTTAAACAGATAAAAACATGGCAGAAATGATAAGGGGTATTCCTTTCGAATACGAACCAAAACGAGTAAATAGATTCTTTGCAGAATTCGCAGATGAATTGGGTATTGAGGTTTGGAAAGTTCAGAAGTTCAAAAGACCTTCAATGAAAATCAACTCAGTAGAAATTAATTTCATGAATGAACGTAACTATGTTGCGGGTAGATATAATTGGGAATCAATGCAAATTACATTCCTTGACCCAATCGGTCCGTCTTCTTCACAACAATTGATGGAGTGGGTTCGTTTACACGCAGAATCCTTAACAGGACGTATGGGTTATAAAGCAGGTTATGCGAAAAACATATTACTGAAAGCATTAGACCCAACGGGTATTGAGGTTGAAAAATGGTTCTTGGAACAATGCATGATAACATCAATTGATTTTGGTGATAATGATTATGGCAATGACGAACTAACCAACATAACCTTGGACATTCAACCGTGGAGATGTATATTAAATCTTTAACGGTAGTAAAATTTTCAAAAAACTCCATGTTAATAGCATGGAGTTTTTTATTTATGCCGCCAGTTCTGCAATTCTATTTTTAATTAGAATACCAACATTATATTTTCTATTCTTGGTTTCAATAATTTCATAATTATCATTATTATGTGAAAACCAGACTATATATGATTTACCGAGTTTAATTGGTACGTTTTTTTCTATTATTTGCTTATACATTTCTAACTGCAGAGAATATAATTCTAAATCACAGTCTTCAATTAATGAGAGTTCATTAAGTAAACGCCTATTTTTCATTTCATATGTAAAGTCTTTATTCGACTTCCAGTCCCAAATTTGAAATTCTTGTGCTTTTATGTTATAAAACAGCATATCGAGCATGCCTCCGATTAACGACTCTCGGTCATAAACAACAAATTCAGTACGAATAGGAATTAATTTATTCTTTACGTCAGAATAAAATTTATCAACGTGTTTTTTCGTAATATTATACTCATTGAGAACGGGGTCGAAGCCGAATTCCTTTAATATTAGTTGTTTTGGATATTCATATACTTTATTCTGAAAGAGATTTTCGGCATAGTCATGGATTGCCGAACCTTTAATAGTACCTTTCTTATTAATGAATTTCCATGCTCGCACTATCTCTGCCGGACTTAAATTAAATTGATTTCCCTTATATTCCGACCAATATTCTTCGTTAAAATCTTCCTGATATTTATGAATTAATGTAGTTACCGAAATCAGTTCTTTTCCCTCAAGAAAATACTTATGTGGTTCATCATAAAATGTAATATCATTAAATGCCGTGAATAATTCATCAGGAATTTCAATTTGTAAACCATTCATAAAAAGCAAAGGTATAAAAAATTAATTAATCACAATGTTTTTTTGTAACATTCCTTCAAAATTAATAGATTTTAAACTATTAATTATTTCGGTTTCAACTGCAGGCATTTTTGGATATGAATGCATGTGATTAAGAATTGCATTTCTTATTATTTCGAGTGCTTCAACTAAAACATCGCCTCTTGCAACGGGATGACCCTCATTAAATATTCTCAATCTGTCTGTTGGTGTTATTCTTACCGCTTTAAATTGGGGTTTGCCATCGTGAGATAAAATCGCAATCTTATCACTCATTATAACGGTATTACTATAAAAAGTCGTTTCTTTTTCTTTCTGCTCAAATGTCATAATTATTTCAGCGGGGTTTTTAACGTTAAGTTTTAAAATATCGTTATTTTCATGCTTTCCAGCACGAATACTTACCTGATTTAAACTTAAAATTATATCAGTATTAACCTTACCTACAATTGCAACATCTGTTTTCAAAGGAAATACACCTATGGCATCTGGGTATGTACCTGGTGCAGCTTCAGGTGCTGTAAGTGCCATATTTGTTGTTGAAAGTGCTGAAAATAATGTATCGAATCCTATTTTTTGCGGTTGTGATATTACACTACCAAGCCAAAATCTACTTCTTTGAGGATATTTAATATCTTCAATAAAAACTCTAACCACCTCACCCACTTGTGGGCATACGTGGAAAAATTTTGGCAACAATGGAAAGCACCAAGGTAATTCAGCATTTCCGGTTTTATTATCAAAATCGAGAATTTTAACTTTAATTCTACCGCCATCAGTCGGGTCGTCAATTGAAATAACTTCTCCGTAAAAGATTGTTCTGGTATTAGAAATCTGACTACCTTCTTCTCTATATAGGATACTTGTCTGTATTATGGGTTTATCATAGTCCATTTTCTCTGTTATTTAATTCTTCAATTAATTCAACGTAGTTTTTTTCTGTTTTTGACAGAACATCAATTCTTGCGTTAATTTTTTCCTCAAGCACTTCAATTTCATAAGTAAGGTCGATAATTTCTTGTTTTAAATTATCGTGTTTTGCTTTAGAGTCATTAATCATCTTAAGCAGTTCTGTTGGGGTGTGTTTACTTAAGTCTTCCATTATTGTATAGTTCCATAACCTTTTGAAAACATTATTGTTGAACCGAACACCGTAACAGGACCTGTAGGTGATATACCTGCGGCAGTTAATGTAATTCCTGGTGGAATTCCCACAGTAATTAATGCTTCTTCCTGAAGTGCCCGTACAATTTCTTCAATCCTGATTCTTTCCATGATTTCATCCGGAGAAGCACCACCTGATGGTAATGCACCAACAGGCAGTCCTGCCTCGGATTTTCTCTGAATAATGCGAGAAGAAATTAATATTGCCGATAATCCCGAACGTTTGGGAACGCCAGTTAATATTAATGGTGTTGGTATTGGCAGTGGTTTAACAACAGATAGTTTTAATATCTTATTAAAACCGCCAATAATTGAATCGATGCTATTAAAATTAATAGGCATATTACTTCGGTGCTTTTAATTCTTTTATGCTTATCCATTTCCAACCTAAAAACCAATTGGTCATCAGTATCCTGAACCAATTTGGTTTAACTGTTGTTGCGAGTTGTGTACCATCTATTTCACCATCGATGAGATAAACGCCCACAAACTGTTTGTTGATTTTTTGGTCTACTATCATATGTTTGAACTTATTAAACTTTTCATAATACCTGCGTATTGATTTATTTTTTCTCTAACTATTTTTTTAATCACAGGTTGAAGTAATTTATTTAAATTAGTTTTTACCGTGTCGAAGATAAATCTATTTATTATTGCCATTGCAGTCTGAATCAGGCATTTTAAATACACTTTAAAATTTTTTAGGTCGTCTTTAGCATTACCTATTTTTGTTACTCCATTATTTTGAAAAGCACTTACTATTGCTAATAATGAACGTATTTGTGGTGCGGTACATACTGCCTGTGCAAGTGTTTGTGTGATAAGATTAATTAATCTTTGAAAAAATCCGTCCTTAACAGTCTGTTTATTTGCTTCGGAAGTTTCCGGAGTGTCAGCGGTGCTTTCTACAATAGTATCGTTGATTTGATTACCAACATAAAATGGATTTGTTGAACCACTAATACTATTAATTAAATTTGTCATACCACTCATTGGTAGACTTGCTCCCATTACACCACAACCCATATCATAATAAACAACACCATTTACTAATTCCTGTGCTTTTCTTAATAATGCTTCATAGTCTTCAGGTGAAATAACAAAACTATCATTATCATTGATTAACTGGTCGATTAATTTTTGAATTTCTAATTCTTGTACAACCTCTTCCACGCTTTTACCTTGAGTTTTAGTAACACTACCATAAAAAAGATTCATAACATTAGTCATAAATTCTTTTTTATTAATAATTGTCATATCATTAATAAACGTATCAGTAAAGCCACCAATAGTCAGACTCGAACCAAGTGCGGGTTTAAAATTAAAACTATCTGTTGATGAAATGTATGTAATTAATAAATTACTGAATGTTGCACTCCCATTTCGTATTGCCTGATATGCGACATCATCAAAACTCATAGTGCTTCCATACAATAAACTTCCTGCAGCAGAATTTGGATTGGTTCTTAATTTACCAAATAAATCAATTTTTTTTACTGGTACAGTTACACCATTATTGGTAAACCAACTCGGAACATTATCCCCAGCATTAGATTGTGTATTTTGATTTATTATGCTGGCTTTTAGTTCGGGTTCAATTTTATCAACTAAATTAGTAAATAGTTCGCCAGTTAGTTGTTGTAGAGCATCCGTACCCACAACAACTTTCAGCACATCGAGCAGATAAGGGACAATATCTTTTTTATTATTGATTGAGGGAAATACGTTGGTAGAATCAGGCAAAGTTCCTGAATCCATCATAGCAGTATATGAGCCAATTGTTGTAAAAACATCCTTTTTCTGGTCAATCAATCCCATTATTAATTTTTTAATTTGTTTTTCTTTTCCAATTCTTCTTCAACTATCTTAAGTAGTTCGTTCCTTCTGTCAGTAGTAACGTCAGTCGTAACACCATCTGATTTTGAAGTGTTTTTAAAGTCAGTTGTTCCGGTTTTATTATCGAAGACAACTTCTTTTAGATATTTTAAAAGCATAATTTTCTGGTCTTGGTTTTTGGCTTCGGCTGCAATTAGTTTAACAATTTGGTCACCAATTGCGGCAACTTCACCAGTTTCTTTAACTTTGATTTCCCATTTAGTAAACAAACGAATAATCTTAGCTTTAATATTATGGCTTTCATCATAGATTTCCTGAAGCAGTTTATTAACACTATCTTCATCGAAACTCAGTTTTTTTCGGGTAGGTCTTGGCATCGTTTATAGTTTTAGTACATATAAATACAGATTAAATTAATTACATTAATCGTCCAAGTAATCTATTTTTTCCAAGAAGTATATTTCTTTGAATGGTTTAATTGCAATTCGTATTTCTTTGGTTGACAATTGGGTTTGTTCTTTTAAGAAAAATAATATCTTATTTTTTGCAAACTTATTTGTAATTCTCTTATTATATTTACCATCTGGACTGTCTTCCATGAACAACAGATGCCAATTTTTTAACACGTTTGCAATTGCATCGCCAACAATAATTTCATTTTTCTTCATTGTTGGGTCGTTATTAATTTTATCTTCTATTTTTTCAATTACGGTTTTAATGAGTTTTTCTAACTGGTGGTGATTTTCCATCTCCATTTCATAAGTATATTCGGTGTTTTCGTTGATTTCATCAACATAATCATCAAAACTCAGATTAATTTTTTTCTCGGTGTAACTTTTTTTACTATGGTCTTTATAGTAATTCCTTATAATAGTCTGGCAATAACTAAATGCTTTTGTTTTATTGCCGGACTTCGTAATTTTATCCGGATTAAACTTCACCATATGCTCAATCAGGTGAGTTAAAGCATTTGATTCGACCTCATCCATATTGTAGTTTCCAATGTGTATCGGATATCTACGTAATATCGACTGTATCATTTTGCGGAAAGGTTCAATAAGAATTTCGTTATATATTTGGTTCTTTACCTCTGCGGAATTCGAATTTATATAATTAAGAACTGCCTTTTCTTCTCTTTCAGCAAAATACGGAGCATTTTCTATTTCTTTCATTCATAATAAAATCAAAATATAGATTATTTTTACTCCACAACAATTTTAGTAAGCCTTGACATATCAATTGCTCTATCAGTAATAAAATTTGCTTCTTTAGTTGCCGTGTCAAACCAGAATTTTCTTTCAATAATTGACATTGTTTTTTGAAATTCATCAAACATACTACCTTCACGTGTTGCTAAATGCTTATAACCAATTTTTGGTATTGAATATATCTTACAGGCATTGTTTAATGCTCTGAGTAAGAACTCATACATGAAGGTTAACTTCATATTTGATTTATATCCACCGATGTTCAGAAATTCAGATTTTTTAATAACTGCACCACTTAATTTAAAATCAGTGTATTGTTTAAGTGCGTTTGCGTTTAGATAACCCATTTCACCATTCTCACCAACAAACTGTTGTGCCCAAACAGTTTCATTAGTTAACTTAATTCCCTGATTTATTTCGTTGACCTCAATCATCATGGTTAAGAAAACATCAATATCATTATATGTCTCAATATACTTGCTGGCATTACGGAAAAAAGTAGTGCTGTATTCGTCATCAAACTCAAGTACCGAGAAATAATCGGTAGTTACTGAGTCAACTGCCAGGTTAACTTGTGATTGATAGTCGGTTTTTTCGAAATTATTAACAAGATAAAAGTTCTGATATGTTACACCTTTATCCTGATATTTACGTATCTGAGATTCTACAAACCCCTTAATATCTTCTTCAATTGCTGTGGGAAACACCAAAATAATCGGTGGTATATTATCTATTTTTTCTTGCTTAATGATAGATTCAACTGCCTTATCTAAAAGGCTGGAAATCTTATCACTATATTCGTGTATTGGAATTATTATTGAAATATTCATTTTAAATATTATTATTAATTTAAATTATTTTTATATTGTTATTGGCGGTTCAAATGTGTTTATTTGTTGTTGAGGTTCGGCTGGTATTTGTATACCTACTTGAGGAACTGATGCTTGTGTTAAAGCACCTTGAAACAATGTGATTCTTTGGTTAATAAATCCCTGATATATATCAGCAAGTTGTTTTTCTGAGTTTTCCTGTGTATATTTTTCTGCAATTTTTTCCATTGAAGTATATAGGTCGGGAGAAATTGCATCATCAAGAAATTTAACAAGAACTTCACCAACTAAAACAGGTAAATCATAGAAATTATCTGTCCAGACACCAGCACCGTCAGCAATTTTTATTACCTGACCAGTATCACCTGATGTTCTTTCAAGAATGTATTCTGGCGTAATATCGGGTTTCAGGCAAATTGGAATAACACCGGATTTCATACACTCAAGTGGAAAAGTACCAAAAGATGCTATTCTATCTACCCAAACAGCGGCAAAATTACCCTGAAGTCTCTTTGCAAAGTCTACTCTACGCATCTGCTGTGGTGGTTTACTCTTAGTAACCATCGGGTCAAATGTTACCCAACTATACTGTGGAAATCTACTAAAGAATAACTTTACGAGTTTTGAAATCTCATTAGCATTTCTTCCGATGACCGAAATTATTGGTTTCTGTGGAACATCGGTTCTTTCAAAATATGCTGGTATGCCGATATTATAATTCTGAATATTGAATTTACCTTTACCTTGGAAAGTTTCTACCCATTCTTTCAGGGTTTCAGATGTGGTAATAATATCATTAATATTGAAAGATTTCCAGTCTGTGCCGGGAATCAGTGAATTCATCATATAGTCAACAGATTGTAATAAACCAATTCTCACACAGGGTAAGTTTTTTGTTTGTTCCATTATGTTTGAATATACTTCGGGGATAACCATAATATCTTCAGGACCTACAGTTAATTTAGGGTCAGCCATTGACATGTGTTTGAATTGAGTAAGTTCTTTCTCAACCCAAGCAGGTATGATATAATCACCCTTTTCAACCATAATAATAACTTCATATCCCATGTTTTTTACAACTGTCGCATGAAAATAAATTTCATAAACACTTGCGGTAGGACCTTGTGATTCTGGTACGCAGAACAGGAATTTTGATTTTTTATTTATAATTTTATCTAAAGAGACTTTTATCTTTTCGATTTTTTCTAATTCGGCAACCTGTGCCTCATTATTTAATAATTGTTCACTCATTTGTTATTGGTTTTATATAATTTATTATTTTTTCAAATTCTTCGTTATTGGTTAAATCATTAATTTGAAGCACTGGAGTAATATCACCAACAAAACATTTCTCGTTGTATGGTCTTAATAGTTTTATTACGCTTTTGCTTGGTATAACGCCATCAAGAAGTTCGGGGTCGGTGGTTATTAGTATGTCAAGACCTTCAAACATTTCTTCATTGGTTTCAACGAAACGAAATTCATTAAATCTGCAACGAATCTTACTTAAAAAGAATAATGTTGATGGTATGCTGAATTGATTTTCTTTTGATACTATTACAAAATCTGCAAAGTTTTTATATTTAAAATAAAATTGATTAACATGTAAGTCCATGTCCTTATACATCATTGGTGCACTTGCAAATATTTCGAAAAGAAAATCTTCATACATAAAACGATTGTAGACTTCTTTTGCAGTTAAATGTACTTCTTGTGGTGCTTTAAATAAAAATGCATCAGCAGGTGCTTCCCCAAGTTTTTCATCGTGTTGATAGTCCAGAGGATTTATATCTTCCGGCATATCTTCGGGTTCTTTTAATTCTTTTATTATTTCAACAGTGTCTTTCCACAAATATTTCCCAAAAAAATCATACACATATTCTGCAGGAGCACTATCTTCTGTGCCAAATTCTTGGTCATAAAATCTATCGAATTGTAGCCATCGTGCTCTGAGAACTTCATTAATGTCAATTCCAATTCTGAGTTTTTTTCTGTTTGATTCTTCAAGTTTTTTCTTAAGTGCGTCAATAATACTATCCATTATTTTCTT